ATCCCGATCCCTTATACACGTTTAGCATGAACCAACTTACAAATTTACTCAAGTCCATAAATTTGTTTTTTCTGCCAAAGAGTGGTTGACAATACATATCCTGGTAGAGATAGTAGTCCTCATTTACTCTTTTAATTGCTTCTATAAAATCGTCGTCATTACCATAGTCATGCCAATTTAGGAATGCATCTGGGTTGAAGTCCATTTCAATAGTTGGACTTCCCCAATAGACAGGAATTGTGTTACCCATCATTGCTTCATAAAGTTTTTCTGTTGCGTAACCTGGATAGGATGAATTCTCAAAGCAGAGATTAAACCGATATTTTGGTAGAAACTCCAACTTTGTCTGCACTGCCCTTTCACCACCTTCTAGTATGTATCCAACATTGTTGAATAGTGGTCCTGCTGCATCGACTGGTTGATATTCACTCAACATATGGAAGAAGTCATTTCTCTTTTGACAACCACCATTCTTGACAACAAATGAGCAAAACTTTCTTTGCTCGAATTCATGTTTGCTCATTGAGTAGGAAGTTCTAGCAAAGGTCTTGGAATTGTTTACCTTCTTTCGCTTGTTGTCCCAATCATATATTACATAAAGGGGTAGCCTATAGTTACGGCCATTATCATCGTGATCGAAGCTAATAGAGTAATGGCATCGATAATGGTAAGGCCGTTGGTTCTCTCCCGTGTAAAATATCTTAATACACTTAGTTTCGTCATACCTTAAATTGTTCTCCCCAAAATTCCTATCTCCAAAAATGAGATAGTCTGGATTTTCATCGTCTCTTACAATTTCAAATTCTGTAGAAAGTGTTTCAGTAAAGAATTCTTCAATGGCACCAAATGTATCTGTGAACCCAAGTCTAAGTATTGGCTTACCAGATGATTTCATAATTTTTCCATCCTATTTCGTTTACTTGGTGATCTATACCATCATTAAATTTTGAAAGTTTTTGTCTCTTATAGTCTTTAGGAGGAATGCCATATGTATATGGATATTTTTTGTAATACCAGGCAGTGCTGCCAGCTGCCTCTTCGGTCATATAATACATGTATTTGTCATAACCAACTGGTGATATGAATTTTATTCCCATCACTTCATAGTCTTTGACTGGCATAATATTAGAAGCTCTAACGATAGCAGGAGCAGCTAAACATGATCCAATTCCCAATAATAATCCACGTCTATGTATTTGCTTTTGCATTTAATTTTTCCACTGCTTTTCTAAGAGTTCCCATTTCTTTACTTGCTTCTTTTGTTGCCAAGTAAACCGCATCATACTTTATTTTAGATTGTCTGGTTTCTGTTATGTGGCAGTCTTCGCAAATTCTAGTTTCTGTGCCTGCTCCATTCTGTATTCTTCTCCAAGGAGACCAATCATGTAACACACATTTAATCTTCTTTTTTGGTGGATGCATTTTTTGTAATCTCCTCAACTTGTTCGGTAGTTGGCCAACCATGAATAATACCATGGGCCAATGCAGTAGGCCAGTGTTTCATAACCATATTTACCAATACAAAATCTAAATCATGTTTGGTACAATAATCCTGTAGTGTGCCATCCAAATAGGCACTATACATTGTGTCTAAATTTGGTTTATCCATTAACCTGTTCCTCAATCCACTTATAGGTTCTTTTCAAACCATCATAGAGACATACATTTGGATGCCAATCCAACTTTGCTTCAATCAATTCGTTGTCAGAGTTTCTTCCTCTGACACCCTGAGGTCCTTCAACATGAACAACCTTTAGATCATTCTTACCTGCAATGGACTTGACAGTATTAACCAATTCATTGATAGTTACCATTTCTTCTGAACCAATATTTACTGGTCCTCTGAAATTTGAATTGACAAGCAATCTAACTGCATCAATGCAATCATCGATATACAGGAATGATCGAGTTTGCTTACCATCACCCCATACTTCAATTTGATGTGTTGCCTTGATTACTTTTCTGCAAATTGCTGCTGGTGATTTTTCTCTACCACCTTGCCATGTTCCCAAGGGTCCATAGATATTATGAAACCTAGCAACATATGTCTGAAGGTGATAATTTCTACGATATGCATCATATAGTCTTTCACTAAAGAGTTTTTCCCAACCATATTCACTATCAGGCATTGCAGGATATGCACTTGCTTCATCGCATTTTGGATTGTCTGGATTTAATTGATTGTATTCGGGATAGATACAAGCAGAAGATGAATAGAAAATCTTAGTCTTATGACCATCTTTTCTTTTGCTCAATGCATCAAGGACATTCAGATTGATTGTGGCAGAGTTATGCATGATTTCTGCATCATGCTCTTTTGTGAATACAAATCCAGCACCACCCATATCTGCTGCAAATTGATAGATTTCATCAAACCCCTTATCAAATTCTCTTGAAAATAACTGGTTAGGATTTCTTAGACAACCTGCATATGATATTAACTCACTTACTTCTCTGGCATCACGCAAATCTCTGATAATGAAATGATCTGCATTTGTCTTTGAGTATTCTGGTTCCTTCAGGTCTACTGCTCTTACCCAATACCCTTCTTTGACTAACCTATTCACCATGTGGTTTCCAATGAATCCACCTGCTCCCAAAACACAAGCTGTTTTCATAATTAACCTCTCCTTGCGTGCTTATATAAAAACCACACTGTTCTATTGGAAATATTCAGGGATAGTCCTAATTTCTTTTCCCTCATAAAAACTGCCAAATATTCCCGCACCTTTTCTTTGTGGTGATCATTTCCACAGATGATACCACCTACTTTGACGTTATTATAGTATTTTTCATAAAGACTGTCAAGTGGAATCTTAGTTTCCGAATTTACAAATACCAGGTCAAATAACTCTGTTTCGGGAATACTTGTTCCGAGAACAACGTCCTTTCCTTGCAGGTTTCTTTCCGCAGTTATGTTAAATGGGATTTCGTCGTCTGTGATACTTAAGGAAACTATTTCACCTATCTTTTTCTTTTCATCCAATTCTAGGAAACGATATGCTGCTTCACCATTGAATGTTCCCACAATGAGAATTCTGACGGGTGCTGCCATTCTATTGACATATGGCATCATGCTATCAGCAACATTATCGATTGAAGGTGGCCACATTTGCACAGTCATCTTTTCTTTAACGGTATATAACTCGGGGTCTTTGAGCATCATACCAACGTCATTATTCATATCAGTCTCCATACTTAATTTGGATCATATCTTTTAGTTTTGGTACTCTATCGTATTGATGCACCACATAATATTGTCCACCATCAGAATTCATCACAGTATCACCTTTAATTACTGGTTGCATGAGTAGGTAATCTTTTTCGTACTTTTCAAGTAACTTATGATCATATCGGCAAGCTTGCCCAAGATCACCATATCCCGCCTTTACTGCCTCGATAGTGGTACCAAGATTAATTGCCCATGGACTCTCGTTATCCATAAAGTGGAATGATTTTGCAAATTCATATCGAATGAAATTATAGACTGCCTGGTCTACAATTGGAATTGGTCTATTAAAACTCAACTGGAAAATTAAAAGCATTAGGTCCTTAATGGAAGCTGCATCACCACCAATAACACCAACATTCAAAATTTCCTTATCCTTAATCCTATTATAGAAGTATGGCCCAAAAGACTGGAAGAGATTTGATTTACCCCAAGGTTCATTTTCATAAGTCAATCCTTCTTTGGATCCAACAATATTACCGAGTGAAAAGAATCTCAAATAGGTATCTGGATTGCCTTGAAAGATAACGTCACGAGTATCTGTTACTGTAACTATATCATATTCATTTCGATTTAGAAAATCCCAAATGTAGAAAAACCTAGATACATGGGGAGGTAAATTCTTCTCTAGATTTACTACATTACCTTCAGAATCTCTATTTCCAAATGCATGGATAAGAACATTCTTTTCAAGTAACTTGTCCTGAGTTTCAACTGTCATATTGTCAGTAACAATAACAATATCACCATCAAAATCAGTTTGTCTAATAGAATTCACCCAATACTTCAAATCGTTCCAAGTGTAGCCAGAAGCACCACCAATTATTGCACTCTTGCTCATATTTTCTTCCTATAAAAATCATCAAATCTGGATATGTCAGTTCTTACTCTCTCATATCCTTGTTCTTCCATCAGTCCTTTAATTTTCTCTCTTGCTGGAGTAAAATTATGCTCAACAGTAAATAGTTGAACATTATATTTGTCTGACTGTGGATCATCAAAGAAACACTCAAGGATGTCATATTCACTGCCCTCTGTGTCTATAGATATATAGTCGATATTTGTTGGTGCGTCATTACGGTCAAGCAACTGTCTCAAGGTGCATGTTTCAACACCGATAACATTCCCCGAAAGTCTATTGATTGCATGTTCATCATCTGTACCATAACCACTAATGGTTGATAGGTCTGAAGCAACTGTCATATTGAATTTCACACCATCATCATGGGTATATACTGCACCTGTATAGATTGCGCATGATCTATTAGCAATCAATGCATCCTTGTATATTGGATTTGCCTCTGCTACGATACCAGTCCACCCATAGTCCTTTTCAAGACCATAGGTGTTGCTAATCGTTTTACCATCTGTTGCACCGAATTCTACAAAATATCCGTTTCGTTTCTTGTTTGTTTCTTCCAAAACCCATTCATCTTGGCGACACTGTGATTGGAGGTTTCCCTCGATTATCTTAAGAGTTACTAATTCCAAGGATATCCTCCATATTTTCGTTTTGTTTCTTCATTGTACTTTTCAAAAATGTCCATTTGACCACCATATGCCTTGTTCATATCTGGCAACTTGTAATTCAATGTATGCTTTCCTGAGGTTGCATAGGGTGCAGCATCTTTTACCAACATAAAGAATCGTCTATCACCACCCCAACCCCAATGCCACAAATGGCAGGTCTGTTTGATGAATTCGCGATGAAAGAGATAGGAAGATGTGTCAACAAGATATTCAGGATCGTTTCTATCTGCTGTCCATGCAATAGGCCATCTACCAATAGATTCACAGCAATCATTTGCTAGGAATTCATCACCAACATATACTTTGCGCAATGAGTGAACCCATGCACAATCCTTATTTTCCTTAAATGTATCGATTAGACTTTGAATGTGATCTGGATCCCACCAATTATCCTCGTCAAGAAAGGCAACAAGGTCTTCATTGACTAGATGTGGGAATGCTGCATATACTCTATGACCATAGAAACCGTTTGCACCAGTATTTTCTGGTAGAGTTGCAATCATAACATTATGCTCACTGGACATATTCTTATCGATTATATTGAGAGCTGTTCCATAATAGTGTGGGCCATCAATAACAATCAGGTGTCTGATATTTGTATATGTTTGATTTTTGACAGATTCAATTGCTTTTTCAAGCGAATCCTGGCCGATGGTGGGTGTGATCACCACCACCGTGGGTAATACTTTAACTTCCATAATTACTCCATATAATGTAGGTATGAACTCAATAGGTACTTTTCACCTTTTGTTACTGGGTTTCCTCTGTGTGGATATAACCACAATGGTGGAAACATGAAACTGGTTGACTTGGTTGGCTTAACAACCAGATCAAGGGTTGGGAATACTGTTTCACCACCTTCTTCAACATCATTCAGATACCAGAAGAAAGCAAAGAACCTTTTTGCGGTGGATGCTGAGATTGCGTCCACATGCATATCAAATTGATCGTGACCATCCCCCTTGTAATGTTTGATTCTGAATTCTTCAAACATATATTGCCCAGGCCAGTATTTGGTTTCTGATACTGATTCCTTATATGTTTGTAGTAAACCCCAGGCCTGCCAAGACAGATATGCCTGAATTTCAGGAATCAATTCTTTATGTTTTGTGAGATTTAGTTGCGTGAAATTTGGGGTACCATTATTATCATATCTTTCATGGTAGTCGGGGTTTGCTTTGAAGACTTCAATCAATTCATCACAAACCCTAACATCCAACGCATCTTTTGTAATCATACAAAAATTTCTCAAACTACTCATATTATCTCCACCCAGTCTTACAATCCTCAATGATATGTTTCATAACTGATTCAAGTTCATTAAGCATATTATTCACCTTCAGATTCAGTAATCAAATCCACCATATCTTGGATGCAATGTGTAGTTTCCTGAACTTCCTTAACGATACTCTGTATTGGACAGAATTTAATGAAAAGATCATCCACTTCCTGTAGTTTTGCTGCGGCCTCTAGGAGTTTTTCCTTAGACAGTAACTTAAAGTCTTTGATTTGTCCACCTGGGGCTCCGCCTGCTTCAGTAATCATTGCATCCACTTCTGATTGCAGTTGTTTAATTCGTATCAATGCCATTTCCTGCAATTCAAGTGATCTTTCCGAAACATAATTTTCCATAATATAAAACCTTTCTTATCTCAAACGTGCAAACTGAAAGTGCATTGGGTCAAAGTTTCTCTCTAGACCAAGATTGATAGCACCTTCATCATACCAAAATTGAACCCACTGTTTGTAAGCAGGTTTGGAGAATTCTGCATTCTTCCATGAAGTCTTGAATCCATTTCTATCTGGATCCATGTCAACTGCAATACCCCAAGAGTGCATAGAGTAATTCTTTCCTCCACGCATCTTACGAACATTTAGGCAACCACCCCAAAGATCAAGGTGCAGTTCCTTAATTCTTTCATAACCATAGTAATCAAGGGTTCTTTGAAAGACTCTTTCAATGTTCACCTTCACTAGTCTGTGAACACTGAATTTCTTAACAGTTGACTTCAAGTCCCATGCAACACGCAATGGATATGGCATGATCGCATCTACCTGATTTGATCCTGGTTTGCCATAAAATGAAGTGCAATTCTTTTGTAGTGGCCAGTGTGATGAAGAAATTGCAGAAGAGGAAACTTTCACGGGAACAGGTTTAATTGCACCTACATCTACCAACTTCTCCGTTTCATCAACATAGTTTATGGTGATCAGTGCAAGGAACTTTTCTCTTGCGTATTCTGTTACATGACCTTCTTTGCCATCAACAATACCTGTTTCGATTTTATTTGCTCTGAATAGAACTTGCTGGCCACCTGTATATAATCTCTTTTTGTTCCAACCCTTGGTGTTGACACCTTGTGCTTGGATTGCTAATGCGATAGCATCATATGTGCTTGATCCTAGTTTCCCATCAAGGGCACCCTTATAGAATCCGTTTTTCTTTAGGTAGGTTTGTAGTTGTAATGGTATGCTAATGGTGCTCATTATTTGTCCCTCTTTAGTGGTTTGAGGTATTTAGTCAAAAAGGCGAGCCTTGCGGGCCCGCCTTTCAAATTACTTCAAATTAAGCAACGTCTTTTTTCTTTGACTTTGTTTCCGAACCATCGTTAATGTCGATGATCTTTGGTTTAGAAGATTCTGGAATAAACTTTTCTAACCAAATCTTCAGCATACCATTAATCAGATCAGCATTCTTAACTTCGATTGTATCAGCGAGAGTAAATCTATGTGTAAATGCTCTGTCTGCGATACCATTAAAGATATAATCATTCTGTTCATTCGACTTGATGGATCCTGAAATTACCAGGGTACTGTCTCTCAATTCAAGTGTAATATCGTTCTTTGAAAACCCTGCTAATGCCACTTCAATTACATAGGTGTTTTCATCGGTCTTCTTGATATTGTAAGGTGGGTATGTTGGAACAGTTGGAAGTGTTCCTGCATTGAATTTCTTGATTCTATTCACAAGGTCATCAAAACCAATAGCACCCTTTGTTAGGGAAGGCCAAATTTTATCTAGATCGTTTGTCATGCTTTTAAACTCCTCTTTAAGCAAGTTTTGGTGTTTTCCACTCCCATTAGGCAAGTGGTTGGGGAACGCAACACCTATCACCCCAACTCTGTATTTATACTATACTGCTTCTTCTTTGTCAAGCTTTTTCTCAGTCTTGACCTTTTTTTCCTTTGAAACACCAGTGGAACCCATACCACCATCCCTGCTGGTCTTCTTAGCAGGACGTTCGGTAGTTTCTTCCATTGTGTATGTTTCCAACTTAATCAATTCCCCCTGAGCAAGTCTGTCACCATTCTGGAAAGTAATCCCAAGCAATGAGGTATTGTGGATAAGTAGGAATAGTTCCTCAACATAATCCGAGTCAACAATACCTTCCAAATTCGCAAGAATAATACCTTTCTTGAATGATAGACCAGACCTTGGATGGACTCTGACTGAGTATCCTTCAGGGATATCCATGATCAAACCGGTAGGAACCATAACTCTTTCGCCGGAAGCAATATGAATTGAAGCGGTGGAGAAATTTCTCTTTATTGGTGAATTGAAAGAATTAAATCCTTCATAGTGAGTTTTACCATCTTGTCTAAAGCAAATATCAAAACAGGCACTTTGCTCTGTCTGAAACTTTGGTAGTTCAATGTCTGGGTGTGTCTTATAAAATTTTAGTTTTGTCATTCGGTATATCACCTCTCAAAATAAAGTCAGTATAAAGATTTGCTATTTTTAACACCGATATTAGTGGTGCATTTGGATTTTGTGGTAGTAGTAGTTTAATCATTTCCAATCTCACCGACTGTTCAACTACTAGTTCATTAGGTCCCACGACAACCCCATGTGCTGTATAAGATTCAAAATCCGGTTTCACACTCATAATTTATTCCTTTCGCTGTATATTCTTTCCAAATGTATATTTTGCCACTAATTGCCACTCTGGTTTTTCTTTATGAGTGATGATTTTTATTTGATTCAAAGGTGCGACTGGACTCACAGTTTTGGCTGGGTTAACTATTTCCACCAGTCCCCATTCCTCAAGAAGGTTTGCTATCGTATTTAACCTAGCTCTATCGTCTTCTGAAAAGTCAGAATTCTTACCATCTAATAGGAACATTTGTTTGAAATGAACAATTGCATATCTACCCTGTTTGTGTAGAATATGGCAAGATTGATAGAGGATTTTGTCCTTTTTTGGTGCGACCCCGATACGTGTTAAGGTTTCCCTAACCTTTAGGAAGTCATCTTCGTTATGAAGCTTTACCTCTATTAGCTCCTTGAATAGTTCGTCTATGTTTTGGACCATTTTCACTTCCACCTTTATATATTTTTGTTCTTATTTCATCAATTTGGGCAGAAGTCAGGACTGTCATAGCTTGCTTGGCCTTTTCGTTAGAATAGTTAAAATATTCTTTGATAATTTCCAAATCTTCAACAGTTTCGCGCTTTTGCCATTTTTGAAAAGGTCTCTTATATGACCTAATGGTATTTATATAAAAATCAAACTGAAGCTTCCGGTCCAGATTAGGCAACCTGTTCATTTCATTGGCAAACATAATACAATCATAGTGATAGGATAATGCTCTATTTACAATGAATGGCACATAGTCTTTTTCCTCTTCCAGGACATTTTGCTTGGTTTGCAGTATAGCAGGGATAATTTCCTTAAATAGGTCTGCCATCAGTCTTCCTCTTCCTCTCCGATACTATGCACAGCTTCCAGGTCTTGAGATTGTTCTATAGTATATTCTGCCTTCAATGTGCGGGTATTTGCCTTAACGTCATAAACCTCATACCTAGGTAAAATGGGTTCTTGTGGTTCAATCGTTGTATAAACTGGGTTTGGTAACTTGAGCATTTGAGCACGAGAAAACTCAGGAACAAGGAATCCATCCTTGTCTTTGTTTGAATGTGCCAAAGCAAATACCATATTCCAATTTCTACCAGATGGTAAGGTTGTATAAGGAACTACTGTGATGTGTGATGAAAAATTATCAACCTTTGCTGGGTTAGGAATTTCCATAAACATCTTTGTGAACCATCCATCAACCGCATCATGCCCAGAACCACACCTCTTATCATAGAAGATATCCTTAAAGAATTCAGAATCCTTCCTCTTCAGAGCCTCGATAATACCCAGAACAATAGGTGCAACTGAAAAAGTCAAGAAATGAGCAAGTGAGCTACCAATAGAATTGAAGTTTACAATCAATTCATTCAGGCATTCATATAACTTGTCCCAATCATCCAGAGTACCAGTTACCTTAATTGATATGAAACCACACAGAAGCATCATATAATTGTAGTAAGGTGAGCATGTTTCCAGGAACGCGGCAAGTGTTGCCATTCTGGAATTCTCAGTGGTTGTAGAAAACTTTGGAAGGAATGCCTTTGTATTTGTAGGCACAAGTTCCATCAGTTTATCATAGATTGCATCCATTCTCAGAGGTTCTTCCTCTGAGGAACAAGGAACAATAATACTAACCTTACCTGGTTGTCTTGTGAATAGACTTCTGTGTTCCTCTGGAAATTTCTTCACATGCTTCGCAATTTCACATGTAATTGTATACCAAAAAATGTCTGGTGTCAATACAATTTTTCTATGCATTGCGTATGAGGAATTGAGATAAGATAGATAGTTTATGTGGAACATATCTGCTTTTTCAGGAAGGTCTGTGTAAAAGACCTTCTCTGTTTCTGTGATAGTCCTATTGCGAGTAATATTGTCATACCGCGTAGTATATGCACCATCAGAGTAGAATCTTTGTAGGATCCTATCTCGTGGCAGAGCATACATATCTTCTTTTTCTTCCAACTTAAGGTCAAGATCAAAAACTGTCATAATAAAATCCTTATTTCATAGCCTCTGTATATTTTTTACCTGCACCAGTTTCTATCAATTCATAGAGGAGCAATCTTTGCTCCCTAGATATTTTAGAAATGTTTGAATATATCCACTTACAATAACTTTCATCAGATATCCAATAGGAATTCACATTCAACCATAATTTCAGTCAACATTGCAACCATGTTTATTTCTAAATCACTGACAAATGCTGCCTGATACTGATACCTACCAATGATCACAACACATTGAGGGATACTTTCTGGTTTCAGAAATT